AGCTGCTCGTAGGTTCCTAACTCTAAAAAGCGTGAAGCGACTTGCTCAGAGTTCGTAATAGACTCGCGGACAGATCCGTCTTTGAGCGTCCATCCTTCGATGGTTTCCCCCTCACTCAGTCTGCGTCTAGCCTCAGATTTGCAAGCCTCAATCACAGCCTCAGCTTGAGCCGCTCTGTCGAGGAATTGAGCCAGATGGATGGATGTTAGGGTCGCAGCAATCGCGTCCGGCGTGATGCCTTCTGGAGCGTTGGCAAGTGGTCCGGTGACTGCGAGTTCGCGAGCTTCGGAGCAATAGGGTTTCCCCTTACAATACTTGCAAGCGGACTCGCTCGGAGTGCGCGGTTGATCCGGTTCCATGATCGCGGCCATCAGCGACTGCGACTCACGCACCGCATCCATCAGGTCTCCTAACTCGTAGGAGGCTACGCTCGGAGGTCCAGCTAGAGGTTGGATGATTGCGACCGTGATTGCCTCAAGAGTGAATCCAAAGGACTCATGCAGCAGAGCGACCAAGCAGCGCAACTGGAGGTTCTCCGCTGCGTTCTCGACTAAGCCGCGACCAGACTTGTAGTCGATGATAAGAGCGCGGTCCCCCTCGACGTAGACGACATCTGGCTTACCGCTCCACAACCGTTTGTCTTCTTGACCCAGACCGTAGTTCTGGAGCGACCAAAGCCGTTTCTCGCGGAAGACTTGCGGCTCCTCGGTGGAGGTTGAGAACACTTGTTTGACCAACTCCAACTCCTGCTCACGGCAGCGTTCGATGATGTAAGTCTCGTCTGTCGTTAGATTCTCAACCGGCTCCAGCCCCAGAGCGGCATGGATGCGGTTGCCGGTCGCAGCGTCAGCGGTTGACTCGGTCTCTGCGATTGCCTTCTCCAACTGCCAACTCCCCAAACAAGAAGCGTACCGGCTGGCTGCTGATGCGCTCGGGAGACCACTACGCTCGTCATTCATTGGACTTCCCTTCGTTTAGAATGGCTTCGGTGGGTTGGACCGTAGCGGTAGGGATCGGATTGTTCTCGGGGAGGTACTCGTGCGGTTGCGGCTCCACCTTCGGCTCCAGCTTGCTGCGGAAGATTGGACGCGAAGGAGTGACGTTGACTTGAACTTGAGGAGTCGCTTCCTCCTCATCAGTGATGCCAGAAAACCCAAATGCTACGCGAGCGCATTGAATCAGAGCTTTGTGGCGCAACATCCTGCGAGGATTGACTTTCCACGGCTCCGTTGCGCGATTGCACTCTGAGAAGAACTCGGTGATCTCGACTGGATGCGACCGTTCTTTGTGGTGAATCGTAGCAGTGACCGAGTGAGGCTTCCCGTCTTTGTCTTCGGTCTTGAACTCGATGCCGTCAAACTGCGGATGCGAGTTCATCATTTTAATCCAACCGTCCACGCTGACCACTGGCTGAATACCGCCGTTTCGAGCGGGAAAAGCGTAGATTTCGCGGGTAAACGGGTTGAGTCCGTACTGGTTAGCAACGACGACAAACGAGAGCATCTCCTCGTTCGTTGCTTTGGGCATCAGGGTCGAGCGAAGAGTCTCCAGCAACTTGGCTGGCTCAACGCTAAATTTGCTCGCCATTACGGCGAGCGCGGACTGCTTTGTCTGAGGTATTAGTTCGTTTTTCATAGGTTTTCGGCCTTCCGCCTTTCCGTCCGTTTGTGCGGGAAGCAGAGGCTTTTGCAGACGATTTGGATGCTCCCAACTCCTTCGCGAGATCGCGTAGGCTTGCGGCAAAAATGCAGTTGCAGGAGGGACATTTCATCGACAGGAGAACCGATAACCCAACGGTGGGTTTCTGTCAACCAACATCCAAGTCAACGAGTCGAATCGTCCGGTAGAGATCGCCGTTAGTTACGTCAACGTAGCTGGCTCCAACGACCGTCTCGCCAAATCCGTAGGAGCGCATAGGTCTCCATACGGTTGCTGGTGTAATTATTCCACCAGTTGCACTAATGACTTGGTTCATGCAATCAAAGTTAAAAGAGGTGAATCCTTTTGATCTACAATAAGTCGCAATGTCTATTTGGGTTACAATGTAGTAATACTGCATTACCAAAGGGTCATTATCAAATATCTTTTTGGCTTGGATTCCATTGGCAATCAAAGAGTCATACTGTTCTGGGGTGATAAAAAAAGACGGGCCAAATTGAGTGTCTAAGACAGTTGTTGTTGTGTCATTTGGCATAAAATTGCCAAGATTTGACGGAAACAATATTCCAGAACTGTTAAATTCATAAATAGGACACCAGATCTCACCGTGAGCTAATGGAACCGCTCGATTCCATCCGCTAACGTGAGCTTCTAGCAAGTTCCATAGGAAAGCGGATTTTGGGATTTTGTGATAAAATTCCCCAATGCCGTCGTAATTAAGAGCGTTAGCTGTTGAACTATAAGGAAGATTGAAATATGACTCACCCATCCATCTTATGTCAGAAATCTGAGCTTGCGCTGAAGTTGTGACAGAAATTTGACCGTAAAAAGGTGCCAAACCAGCCATTGCTGGATTGTTAAGATCTTTGAATACGTCATCAGCAACACCAGTGCTTTGGACAGTCTGATTTGGCTTGCCAAGTATTCTAACAGAAGCGTCAACACCGCCTTTGCCTCCCCATTTGTTGATCCAGAAATCAGACCCAAATACATTGGTTATAGTAGGAGCAAGCGGGTCAGTTGTGTAGACTCTTTGCAGATCGTAATCGTAAACGCTGCTTGAGAATCCCCACGGTCCACCGGCAGGAACATAAGCGCAATCGACGGCTGGATGGTAATTTTCAGATCCTATTGCTGTCCCAATCTGAGGAAAAACGTGACCGTAAAGACCACTGTAATTGCTCGGTTGAGCAATTATGTAGGTCTTCTTTGCTGATATGTATGGAGTACCAATCCATGCACCAACGCCAAATCCTTTTGGTCTTAAATCCGTCCGCAACTCTATTACGTTTGCGGTTCGCTCGTAGTTTGGCAAATCACTAAAAGCGTTTGCGTCATAATTTTCAATCCCCCTAGCCGTTGAGGCTACTACTTGTAATCCAAGAGGAGTTAACCTGACAACCCCAACTTTTTCTTCGGGTATATCGACTACATCGTCATAATTGACAAGAAATCCTTCTTCTACTGCAATCCGTCTGCGAAGAGTTCGCATCGTTTCCATCCACGTTGGGACGTTACCAGCTTGCCATTGAGTTGCGGTCTGAGGTGCTGCTACATTTTGAGTGTAGTAAACATATGGATAGGCGGTTATGATGTATGTTGTTGTTGGATTAATTTGCCAATAAGGCGCGTTGCCATAACGGAACACATTGCAATCAATAGGATATATCCTAATGATTGCATTGGGTCTTTTAGTGGTCATCGTTAATACGTCATAATTAGCATCTACGTTAATTCCTATACGTTCTAATTTTGGAATAAAGTCTGTAACGCCAGTAAAGATTGTGATGTAATCTTCAAATACAGCATTAGTAAGACTGCTGTAAATTTGAACCCTAGCGCGTCCCCAAGTGAAGATCGCATCACCAATTGTTGTGTTTGCATCCGTAGGGTCCGCATATTCTGGATACATTGTGCGGATGTCGTACATATATCGCGCATCCACCCAAGCTCCCATTGCTCGCATCCACTGGAGAGCAATGAATGGGTTGGCAATGTTGTTGGCTTTAGCTGACCGCTCCAAGCGCACAGCCATCGAGTCGTTCAATATTCCATACATTGGCGGACCACCGGCAAAGTAAGGAACGTCTCCGTCGAAGTAAGGGAAGAAATATGTGCAAGCAGAGCCTCCCGGCCAAGTTGTGGCCCAAGTACCGTCAGCGCGTCTTCTAAACGATCTACAGCCCATTGCAGGGACTGTCTTGCGTTCTGCTGATCCGTCGGGCAATTGGAGCAAAACTGTTGCGTCTCGGCTTCCGCAATTATGAACTCTCCAGCAATCAAACCGCTGGTATGAACTCAGAATCTTAAACGTCGTTACGCCTTCAAGCTTAATCTCAGCGACAGCGATCTTGTGCTTGTGGATTCTGCCGGGAGGCAACGAAGGAGCAGAGCTAACTGAAGAAAAGTAAGATCTGACGTATGATAGATAGCCGGAATCCCAATCGTCCCATCCTAAATGAACATCGTAATCTACACCGTCAATCGTGCGTTTGTGTAACTCAAATGATAATTGAATAGCCCCAACGTTGCAATACGCTGGATCGTAAGCATCAACGTATTGATCAACATAAACCTGACCGCCAGCAACGTCTAAGTGTTTGCTTTCTAACTTAGAAAGCTCAATTGCAATCTGAGTTTGAGATAAAGTGCTTCCGTCTACATAGAAGCTTGTGTCTTCGTCTCTGCAATAATCGTATGGAACTCCAAAAGGTATTTTTTGACCAAGACCAACAACATACGGAGTTTTCCCGTCTAATGTTCTGACGCACTTGTTGTCAAAACGAGAGTACAGATCGTTTAAATTTCTGCGACTCCACATCTTTTCATTTCTATCAATTGCCAATGGCATATCAATAGAACCAAGATTCCTCCGAGGTTGTCATTGTGACTGTCTTTCCAGTCTGCTTTATCTTGAGCGTCGTGCCATTCGGAGTCTGCTCAATCGCTTGATCAGGTCCGGCAACAAGCTGAATTTTGCGGACAACATCAATCAGTTGGTTGATAGCGCGAGCGTGTTCTGCTTTGATACCACGCTCTGCAACTTTAGATGGTAGTGTAACAGCCATTAGATCTCGCAGAATTGAGCGAAGATTTTAACGCTTGATCCGCTAGTAACTGCTTTCAGATACAGGTTAGCATCAACTCGCGGAATAAGCATGAACTCTCCAGCAGGGATTTGGAACTGGTAAGGAGTAGAAACCCCAACATAGACCGCATATTGCAAGTCTAGGTTCTTGATCAACACTTTGTACGGCAAAGACAGATCGGCAGCAATCTCCAGCAATTCATCAGCAGCAGAACCGATATCTTGGGTATTTTGACCCATGTCGGTTCCAGTCATGTTTGATGTAGTGGTAAAAGTCTGCGAGTTGATTGATGCACCATTTTTGGATGCGTACAACCTAGCGGACATTTCGATCTCGTTTGCCATGATTCAGTTGGTTAAATCTCGCAGAACGTTGCTTGAATGGTCACGGCAGAGGTATTCGCTAGGAGATACAACGTCGCGCTAACGTAGGGCATTAGCATCGTCTCACCAGCGGGAATACGCATCGTGTAAGTTCCAGAGACAAATCCAAGCTCAACATAGTTGGTATTGTCCAAGTTGGCGATCAGGAGCTTGTAGGGACTGGCTACATCAACCGGAACGTCAAGAGCTTCAACGGTGGTTCCAATCAATTGGGTTTGTGAACCCATATCGACTCCAGCCATCGTTGCGCTTTTGGTGTAGGTTACGCTCGGAAGAAACGCTCCACCTTTGGAAGCGTACAAGCGAGCAGTCATTTGAATTTCGTCAGCCATGTTATGTTAGGTTAGGTTATCTGAGTAAACTAGGGTCTACGTTGTAAGGATATGCAAAAAGATCCCAAGCTGCAAAGGTCCAAGTCTCATTGCGCTCTACTTGGTTGGTCTTGATGGTAAGCGAGGTTGAGTCGTTTGTCTTAAGCCAAGCCCAAGCCGTTCCTGATGGCGTTAAATTAGGATTAGCTGGCGGTCTCGGCATCACGTTTTTAACTGATGTCGGGAATAAATTTATGTTTGCAAGATTAATGCCATCGTAAACAGCCGATATAATCGGTGGAGTTGATGGCAATCCGTTTAGAGCAGAATAAGACGATATCCGAGTCAATGAACAGCGGGAGGTCTGAAAGCTAGTTTGACCGCGAGCAAACTTTTTGATCAATTCATAAGCCAAAGGAAATTGGCTTTGTGACATTGGGAGCTTGTTGTTCTTGGGATCATCTCCAGAAGCCCTGACCGCTGAATAGTATTCTTCCTCTGAGATGTATGTTCTGGCCTCGGCTCTTACTTGCGGCAGTTCAAACAAAGAAGCATCAACGTATTCAGTCCTGAACTCGTAACGCTGAGACGGTTCTTCATCTCCTGCCGGTTGCGGAGCGGTAGGATTATTGGTGTTAAAGTTGGTCCCAGAAAAAGTAACCGTTGCTTCAGAGTACGGACCCTTTTCGATAATTTGGTATTTGCCTCCAGCAATAACCCAGTTAACTGAAGCACTACGCAAAGCGTCTTTGCTTCCTCGATATGTATAGATTATCTGCCTACCAGTACCATCACCTCCGCTGTATTCTCGGGAAACTTCAATGTATGCAGTATCAACTGGAGTAATGACACTGGTTTTAATCGTAGCCATATCAATCTTCGGTGTTACTTGCGGTCTTACCAGTATTTTTCACAATCATCTTCAATTGAAGAGTTTGTTCAATGGCTTGTCTAATAACTGTATCTTGTGCGCCCTGAAATCCACTGAATCCACCAATGCGAGCAAGAGGATCTTGAGAACCACCAAGCGAAAACTTGTCTCCTTTAACCCTTTCAAACTGCGGTGTTCCTATAGGAGGAGGATTAGCCGGACCACCTGTTGAGGTTTGCCTATCTGCCGCAATTCTCTGTTGAACTATTCTTGCCAACGCTTCATCTGGCATTCTGCTTTCATAGATAGATTTAACAGCTTTGTTGGTTCTTTCTAATCTCTGAATAAAATTTTCAGTTGGTTTTGTGCCACGTTTAAGAGCTTCAGCAGTTGCTGTGATGCCAGCCGCAATAACTGGTGATGCTAAGGCTTTAACAATTCTCAATTGTTCATCAAGAAGAGTGTTAGCTTTTGCTAATACGTCAATATCACTGCTAGAAATTAAAGTTCTTTGTGATGTAGTGTTGTAATCAGCAAGAGCAGAAGCTGCTGTTTTAAGTTTTAGCCCATAAATCTCAATCATTGCAGCAGTTGTCTCTGCTGACTTTCCAGAGTTCTTGTGAGCTTCTGCGGCTTTAACAGCACCGTCAATAGTGGTCAACTGTATGTCATACAATTGCTCTGTTGTAAAACCTAAAGCTTTAAGCGTCTTAAGAGCGTCTTGATCTCCTGATGTTGCTTTAAGCCTAACTTGTTCAAACTTTGCTAGAACAGAACCAAACTTATCGAAAGTTACTCCAGTTTCTCCGGCTAATATTTGAAGCCTTTGAATCTGGTCGGTGCTTAGGTTGAGTTGTTCTGATAAATCTTGGATTTTATCTGCTGACTCAATTACGTTTTTTGTAAAAGCGGCAATCGCTGCAACTGAAAGAGCGGCTCCAAGTTTACTGGCAACCGCTCCTTTAAAAGTGGTTCCAAATCTTTCACCTAATCCCTGAGCGCGTTTGATTCCCATCTCAAATTGAGTGGAATCAATCCCAAGCTTCACCAACATCGAGAGAATACCCATATTAGTTATCTTGTTGGTTTTGCCAAATGGCTTCGCTTTGATCGTCCCACAACTGGACCTGCCCCATCATCTCGGCGTGAGCTAGAATCAGCCTTTCTGCGTCACCAAGAGGCATCCTGATAGCGTCGTCTGGTCCAATGCCAATGTTGAGACAACCAACAAGCACTCGCTCGGTCCACGGCATTGCGGGACGTTTTGATTTGCTTCCAGCCTCCATCAGCACTTCGGGAGCGGTTGATTGTTCTTTGAGCCACAACTGGAACTTGTCGGACTCCACCATGAGATTCATCCGCTGAATCCTCTTCGACCACAACCAGAGGAACAGATCCCTCCAGATGGATTTGATTGATCTAATGGACTCCAGAGGAGGCTGTGAGCAAACAAGCACAGCCTCCGCTAGATCATTGGACGTAATCTCTCCACCTAAAACGTAAGGAGACCGCAGTCTTTGCAGCAATATCGCGTGTCCTACAGTGTAGGGGACAAGCCGAACCCCAAGCACCACTGGTGCTGGAGGTCCGCTCTCTGCGAGTATTCTTGCAAGTTCTGACACGATTACAGAGTGATCGCTGCGGTAGCTCCGTTGATACCAGCGTATTTCACGCAAGGGAGGCTCAACATTGCCTTTCCAGACTGAGTAAACTTAAGGCTTCCGCCTCCAATGTAAATCCAGTCGCCATTAATAGAGTCGCTTCCTGTAGGGGGAGTTCCCGCAGTGAATGCTGCTCCGATAGATATTGAATCTGCCGACGTGACGTTTACCCGTCCGTTGCCATTGGGAATTATCGCAGCAAGCAAAGCGTTCGCTGATGTTGATCCGCTTGGTATAATGTTAAAGGTTGCGGATAAGCGATCCCCTGCACTTACATTTGCAACCACTTCGCCAGATGAGTTTTTCACCTGTTCGGTGTCACATTCATGCGTAATGTCCATACTCTCAAGAGTCGCAATTCCCGCGACCAAAGGAAGAAGGTTTGCGGAATCGTAGACTTTGACGGTAGCTTTAGTCCCGAAGACTAGACCTAGACCTTTTGATGTTGCCATGTTTGGGTTTTATTGTTCGTTTGCTGCTGCGAAAATTGTCATGGATCGCGAAAAAGTTCTAGCTCTTTCGCTGATGTCGTTGATGCCAAAATCTACGGGAACCGCGAATTGCGCGTTAAAGCCTCCCGAGGGATCGGTGTCTAGTGCGTCTAACTCCGCAATGTTGCCGTCAACGTAGAGGTATTGCAGGAGATTCTCAAAGATTTGAACAACCGCCAGAGCTTGAGCCTCCGAGGTATCGTCTGCGGACAACTGGAGCGTAGCGGTAATGTCTACCTCGCAAGTGCGGTCTAATGGATGAACAGGAACCGCAGTCGATGCGCGGACAACGATGCGCGGAAAGCTCGGCATCTGGTCCTCTAAGTCTGGATCTGCAAACGCACCGTGACCATAGCTTGTGAGACAAGTCGGAGTGCCAATAGGAGACGCTGACCAATCTTCAGCGGCAAGCCAGTCAACTAGAGCGCGTTCGGTGCGTAGAGCTACAGCGTTCATGTAACTGTGATTCCTTTGGATTCAGATCCGTCAAAAGCGGCTTGTAGTGCTGCGGCAATGTGGTTTTCAAGCTCACGCGCTTCATCGTTGTAGGCTTGTTGCATCGCTTTGGCGTAGATTCCTTCGACGGTCCCAACCTGATTGTCAGCCAACCCAATGTTCATGCGGACATAACTCGATGGATTGAATCCGGCTTTGGCGTTGTACGCATAGGCTGAAGAGCCTTTGTGCATAGCAACATTCTCCTGCGGCAAGCCGTATTGATTGGCAAGATTGATTAACGCTTGGTTTCCAGCTACGGACTTAACGCCAGCAGATCCCTTCTTAGCTCGTCGAGTTCCGCCAAATTGCTGAAAGGATGGTGACAGCTTTTTGATGGCTTTAGTCACGCATGACTTGAGGTATCCAACAGAACCAGCAGCGCGACGGCGTAAAGCTCCAGCAGCCTTTCGCATATCTGCACCGTAGAGACCGGGTTTTCCAGCCTTCGCGTTCTTGGCTTGCGCGATTAAGTGAACCACTCGCAACTGTCGAGATTTACCCACTCGCTTGCCGGTCTTCTTGTCAAAGCGATCCGCTCCAACTGGTCTGTTGAAGTAGTCCAGAATCTTGTTACGAGCCGCTTGTGGCGACTTTGGAGGCAACAAGCAGTAGAGCCGCAGCATCAAGAAAAACGTGCGAGCGTTGACGGCATCAGCAAGAGAACGCTTGGTCTTGGGGAGGTACTCCTTCCAAGCCGCATCAAACCTCGACGTATCAACTGTGACGGTTGGAGTCATTTGGTTTTAGAGCCGAGTTCAAGAGCGTAGTAAGCTCCAGAGCCATCACGTTTTGCGGACATAATCCGCATCTGGCGACCGTCGTAAGTGATGAGCCTTCCCACAACCGGAAGCATCTTCCCGAAAGTCAGCAACAAGCGGTCTGTGTTCTCTTGGAGGAGCAGACTACCGCTCTCCTGCAAGAGACGGTCAACATTGGCTCCTACATCACAAGACCAGACCGCAGCGTCAACGGTTACCAGCGTGGAGTCAGCCAAACGCCAGTCGGAAAACTTGACCAAGACTCGCGCTTGGACGTTGTCTTGGAACCCGCCGGAGATAACCGAGTTAGCATCAGTAATTGCAGCGGGTAGACAGCGCACCAGCACTCCCTGCCACAAGAACGACGGGTTTCCCATCGCGCTTTGTAGCACAGACATCCCCAACTGGAGACTGGTTGCGATTAGATTCACGAAGTGAAGTAAGTGCCGCTGACAATGAGTCGGGAGGTTGCTTGCAGGTGATCAGCAAGACTAGTTGCGTCTCCATTCTCAAAATGCGAAAGCTCGCAATAACTGGTTCCGGTTATTGCTCTAGCTATTATTGAAGTCTTGGCTTGATTGGTCCCGTTATCAAGCCAGACAGAAAACGCTGCTTCGTACAAAACCGGATCAGGAAGAGTCAATCGAAGGTTGCCGGTAGCACTACCAGCAACGGAATTGATCGTCAGATCAACCGTGAACGTGCTAACAAATCCAATCGAAGTATGTCGAGCAGTGTTAGTGGTAAAAGCAAAAGTGCGACCACCACCGGAATCTGTGAGAGCGGGAGTCCACGTTGTTGGAGAAACCAACGGGAGTGCAGCATACAACTCCGTAAAGTTGTCGTTCGCTTTGATCCAACTGCCGCGCAACGTATCACCGTTGTTGTCGTTTGCGGTTGATCCGACATTGATAACTTGTTGTGACATATCAGTCTTTCGGCAATGCGTACCAACCTTCGGGAAGCGTTATCTGGTTCTGAGAGCGAACAGATACACCATCCGCTCCTTTGACCCATACGCGAGCTTTAACGCTCTCAGCAAGCCTTACTGGCTCACCGTGAGGCACCATAACCACGCGAGACCCACAGCCGCAACTAGCGATCAGACTTAGCAATACGATCCAGCAACTTCTTTTTGAGGTCTGGATCTCGTTTTGCATCTTCAACGGTGGGCGGTGTTTGAACAAAACCAGTCAACCACTTAAGCAGAGCGGTAACGATCTGTTCGATGAAATTCACTCGGTCTTTTTGTCAGCGTCTTTGGCAGCGATCAAACCGAAGCCAATGGTCACAGCAGCAATGGTCGCAGCAAGATCAATGTTGGTCGTAGGGTCACCATCGAACAGAGATTTCAAAGCACCGCCAATGGCAACCATGATTGCGCCAACACCGGCAAGAGTAGTTTTCCAGTTCATTTTTTAAAGGTTTTATACAGACCGATTGATGCTGCAATAAAGGCTAAAACAGCAGCCCCAAGCTGGAACCACTGAGTTAGTTGAGGAAGGAATGAGACCGCACCAGCAGCGGCAGCGGTCGCTAGAGAGATCCCAACTCCGCTGCTGTTGTTAGTGTCGGTTTGCATTACTCGGGTTTTGGCTGAGACGCTTCAACGATGATATCGACAAGCGGCAAAGCGAACTTTGCGTTTTGAATGCCTCCTGCTTTGACGGCAATGTCAATGAGTTGAAGCAGATGGCTGACTTGTTCTTGAGTAAGCTTGATTGAGATTTCCATATTAGACAGGGAGAGCGTCAGCGAAAACCACCGGCTCCGCAACCTTAACAACGGGAACCCACGGCAACGGAGGAGCGATGATCGGCGGATTGATCTGATTCTCGATCTGCTGCGTCACGTTCGCTTCGATAGCGGTCTTATCGACACCGTTCTCGTAGCACCAGTTTAAGACCTGCGCTTCGGTCAGTTGGTCGTAAGGCGTGAACTCACCAGACGGCGGCTGGAAAGAGCAGGTGCCGTAGCAGGTGCCGCTGTATTGGTCCTGAGTGCCATTGCAACGCCAGTCGGCGGTGATGACGACATCGGGATTGCTGCCTTCGATGGGCTTAACGAGAAGGCGTTCAATGATCCAGAGGATGGTAGGCATAGTCGTTTAAATTAGGCGGCTGCGATTGTGGTGATAGTGCCAGAGCTTCCACGGAACTTCAGCGCACCGGACTCGACGTAGAGTTGACCCATGCTAGCAGGAGAAGTGCTTGGAGCAGTAGCGTTTGCAAGACCAATGACCTTAGCGGCAGAGGTTCCGAACGTGCTAACCCCCACGCCGACGTTGCCGGAGGAGTCGATTGTAATACGATCAACAGAATTTGTGTTTAGGTTCAACGCATTTGAACCTTCAGCGGAAAGGCGGCTGGCACCTCCAAGTGTCAGAATGCTGCTGAAATATCCGGTTCCAGCAACGTGAAGTTTATACGCGCTAGGAACCGCACCAATCCCCAACCCCGTAGAGTTGAGGGTCATGGCGAGCGTGTCATTGATTCCGAATTGAATCGCAGCAGCAGATCCTCCGGTGCTTAGAACCATTCCGTTCACCTGACCGCTTCTAACAACCAAAGCACCAGTCAAGTATGGAAATGATCCGCTGTATCCAGAACCCATCGAAAGAATCTGATTGCTTGCAGTTCCTCCGGTAAAATCAATAGCGTTGTAAGCCGCAGTTCCAGTGCTTGGGTTGTTTACAAACAAACGATTTTGACCGCTCGTGTTTTTGTATACCTCAAGCGGACAAGCCGGTGTAGCTGTGCCAGCACCAACACCAGTACTCGTAACCACCAGTTTATCCGTCCGCACCGTCAGATCGCCGGTGATGGTGGCGGAGCCAGCGGTAACGAGTCCGGTGACACTGAAAGCTCCGGTCGCAGTTGGTGAAGACGACAGAAGCTGGTTCAATCCAACCCTCTTGGTCGTGCCAGTCGTCGCCATACCCGTTGGCAAAACATCCGATACATCCACGATCACAAGCTGATCGTTTGCGGGATCGGTTCCTGTTCCAATACTACCGAGGGCCGTAATTTTAGAGTCTGCCATAATTTGAAAAGCGTTAGTCGGTTATCAGTGAGAAAACTATTTTGAAAAGACCGTCCTCTTGCAGCACAAGAGTCTCGTCCTCTTGCAGCATATTCCTAGCTACAAAAGTATGGTTGTAGACAGCCGAATCGCCTTCGGCAGCTAGATCCAATGACAGGTCTAAAGTCATTAGGCGCGTGCTAGATAGGCGACAGCCCTTCCAGAAGCGAGTTGGAAGCTAGTGATACGTCCACGAATGATAAATCCAGCAGGGAACGTGTGCGCGGTCCAAGTGCCAGAGAAGCCGAGACCGGCTATGCTGGTCAGCGTGGAGCTTTCAGTAAACTGCACGGCAGTGTAGCCAGCGGAATTGAGTGCGGTTCCGCTGATAGGAACTGCTCCCTGAAAGCCCATTGAATCCTGCGTCGCAATATCGGTTTGAACTCCGGCCATAAAATTGTGTTTCGGTTAAAGGGGAGGCTGTCAGCGTGTCCAACAGCCTCCCCAGTTTTGGTTGTTTAACCCTTACGAATCTTCGGTGCTAAAGCTCCCTGTACCCACAGGATGAGTTTGCCTCCTTCGGGAACAGAAACAGTGTTGAAATTGGTGCGCTGGAGAGTCGCATCAATTTCGGGACCAGCCAGCAATTTAGTTTTGCCGGTCTTGTCCACTGCTATGGTTGTTGCAATACGCATATCCTTAGGATTAAGCGGTGATCAACACTTCAGCTTGCGTAGTATCCGCAGCAGCCGCACCGAACATGATATCGTAAGACGCCATGTGAGCGCGGGTAGAACGGGAATACCAGACAGTCAGCAACACCGACAGACCGTTGCTCAACTCGACAGTGCGCTGCTCAACGAACTCGCCAGCGATCATTCCAACCGGCAGACCGCTCGCAACCGCGATAGCGTCCTGACCGCAGACGAAGCCAGCAGTGTTGGCGATAGCACCAGTGTAGTCGTTCTGCTCGAGGATGTTGGCGAATCCAAAGTAGCCATTGTTCAACGGGCCATAGCGGCTGTCAGGGAAGGGATTCGTGCCAGCGGCGGCTGTGAGCTGACCGGAGAACATGAGGCGAGCCAAGTGTCCACCGTCCAACAGAAGCATCTTCTGTCGATAATTCTTAGCCAAAGCCAAGATCGCAGGGAGATCGCTAGAATCAAAGTTGGCAGCAGTACCAATAACAGTGCCAGCACCAAACAGAGCGGCAGTCATCTGAGCGGTCACCTTCTTGCTAATGGCAAGAGCGAAGATTTCAGCAGAACCAATCGCCAAATCGCTAATAGCAAAACCCTGATTCAGTTCCTGCTGAGTGACAGTGAAGCTTTTGGTGATCTGATTAACAGTCACCGAGGTAGCGGCAAGAACGGAGTTATTAACAGCCGAATCTTCAAAGTTGGTAGCGTTATCAACCGCAGCATCTCCACTGGTGAACTTCTTAACTTGGACAGTAGCGCGGGGACGCAAGTTATCCAAGCCAACATTGCGAGTGAAACCAGCGATCATCGCCAGCTTAGTGGTAGCAACAGTGATGACAGCGTCTGCGAGATAATCGACAACCAAGCCAGCCGCGAACGTGTTGTTTTGAGGAGCCAGCATTGCGCCCTGACGCATCAACTCGCTGTGGTTCTCAATCAAGAAACGCTGACGCTCTGCACCAGCGCGGAGAGACTTATGCTTCTCCAGCAGCGGGTTGCCCAAGTTCACGATCACGGGGCGAACCGGATCAGGAGCGGGGGCGGCGGTGGGCGACTTAATCGAAGCTTCCAGAGCGGAAAGCTTCGCAAGAATCGCGGTGAGATCAACGGGAGCGGCAGGAGCAGCCGCAGCCGTCACAGTAGTAGCAGTGTCAGACATATGTGTGTCGGTGGTTTGTGTTGGTTGCGGCGTGGAGTCCACGCCAGAATCGTTGATGGTTTTTTCGCCATCAGTCGAAAGTGTTTTGTCTGTATTGGTATCAGACGGCTCTTCTAGTTGAGCGAAAAGAGCAGAGAACCAATCGCGTCCAGCAGCACCTCCCCAGAGGTTTGCCGCTACATCCGCAGGAGTATTAGGTTCTGCTTCCAAGAATCGGTCGTTGCGTCCCCACCAAGCGTTAGCTTTGCGGATCTTGTTTTCGGTAGGAGCTTCGCCAGAAATCAGCGACTTAGCGTCAGCTACTGTAGCGGGTTCAAGACCGTCGCCAGCAAGACCTTCCTCGTATTGCTCAAGACCTCGACGGAGATTGTTTTTAACAGTCTCAGGAGCAGTCTTGGTGACAGCGCGAGGATGCCATTTAGCGGCCATTGCCAACTGCTTGATGGGTTTGTCCACCAAGCCAAAAGCTAGAGCCTCAGCGGTAGTAAACCAAGTCTCGGCTTTCATCGCAGCGCGGATAGACTCAGCGGAGCGTCCGGTCTTCTTATGGTACACTGCAACAAGCACCTCAGCGTGTTGATCCAAAGCCTCAGCCATCTTCCGCATATCCTCAGAAGTACCAGAAGCCATACCTGACGGATCGTGGATCATCATTAGAGCAGCGTCAGCCATCTCTACGCGATCACCGGCAAGAGCGATAATTGACGCAATGGAAGCAGCGATACCCACAACGCGAGTGGTCACCGGAGCTTTGCGACCGCGCAATTGGTTGTAAATGCTGAGACCATCCCAGACGTTACCACCGGGAGAGTTGATCTCTACGAGCAGCGGACCATTGCCAATCTCGTTGAGTACATCCGAAAACTGCTTTGCAGATAGACCGCTTCCACCGTACCAGTCTTCACCAATCTGATCGAAGATCTGAACGGTAGCAGGATCACCGGCAGAGTTTGCCGGAGCGTAATAAAGCCAATCTGACTTCTTGGTGAAACTCATTCTGTTTTCTTGGCTTTTGGTTTCCGAGTCTTCTTGACGGTAGCGGTAATCTCGTCCTGCTCTACAACAACAGGTTGCGACCCACCTTCTGACGGAGCGACTGGGGACGGAGATTCAGGAGAATCGTCTTCAATGTCAATAGCAGTTGCAACACTAGTTGCTGGACGCTCTTTCTGAATCACCGAAATCTCAGATACATCAACGCCGTATTTAGCAGCGAGTTGACGAACAAACAAAGCTTGTTGGGCTTTTGACTCTAAAGCAGAACGCCAATCAAGACCACGCGCACCGTAAACCTCGTCAAAAGTAACAACGCCAGCCTCTAGTTCTGCCAATTGAGCCGCAGAATTACGGCCAACGTCAACATTCGGGGAGCGCGGAGCGGTAATTGATACTTCGTACCAATCCGAGGGAGCGTCATTGAGCGTAGGATCGTTCTTGATCGCGTACTCCATCGCGTACTCGTAAATACGACGCGCCGCTGATGCCATGACTTGATGGCGAGACCGGAACCATACAGACGACATATCTAGCGCACCGCGATAAACAGTCCCCTGCATTGACTCTGGGTAAACCAGAACGTAAGGGATACCAACGCCAGCGCAGACCTTTTCGGTCAATTGTCGCCAGTACTCGCGCATATTTACACCGGGACGCTCGGTCGCAAACTGCTCAAAACTGTCACCGTTTTTCATCACCTTTACGCCAGATCCAAAGACCTGTTCGTAATAATTCTCGGCGGTGTTTACGCTCGCTCCAGCAGTACCAGCGCGGAGGTTACTGGCTTGGACTTCGCCAGCGTCAGTCTTAACAATCTGAGCGACAGAAGCACCGAGCTTGCAAGCTTCCATCTCCAGCTTTTGCAGATCATCGAGATCGTGGAGATCGTTGATGACAGCGGAGACAAAGGGAAGACCTCTAAGTTGGCCGGGACGATTCGGTTCGTAGATATGGACTACGGAATCAGAGGGAATGGAGCGAACATCAGTCAGGTTACCCTGAGTTTTTTCCGCTCCGATAAAGTAGGAGATTGCGCGTCCAGTTCTTGGATCAAACCGGATACCGTCAAATACGGTCTCATCTGCTTGCATCCCTACTGGAGTAGCAATGGATTGAGCCTCAATAAGCTGCAATCGAGGTTTGCCAGTGTCTCCTTTGGTGAGCAGCAAGAACGATTCACCATCGTAGAACCAACCGCGAGCGGCTTGCCCCATTAGAGTGCTGAACGACTGACGAGAACCGATATCGGGATAACGGCTCCAGACATCAAACCACTTCTTTGCCTTTAAGTTCCAAGCAGAATCACTAGAAGCTGGTTGAACCGAAAAGCTAGAGCCAACGGTGTAGCTCTCAAACAGATCACCAAGCCTATTGAGAACAGCGTTGTTTTGCTCGAAAAATCGAGACTTTCGAACAATGGCTTGACGGGTCGAACTGGTAACATCAAACCGCGCCGAAGTGTAAGACGTATCGAGATACGAACGACGCAGCGAGTTACCGGCTCCCTCGTATTTGTTAACGGGAGGAGGAAACAGTCGGTTCGCTATGTTTTGAAGGAAGCCCATTAGCTCATTCGGGTTGTGGCTTCACGACGGAATTGCGTGAAATCCCCATAATACCGAGTGGTTGAAACCAGAACGGCGGTCAGCATCTTGTTGTAAATCTGAAGATCAGTGGGACTAGCGATCCCATCACCAGAGAGAAGCGTCACAGCGTAATCGTAATCGGTTAGCAGAGACTCCCACATTTGCAGCATCTCGATTGGAGCAGCGGTCCCCTTACCGGGTTCAGCGAACTCAACGGAAACGTCAGAGCTAGAAGTGCTGCGGACCACATTCCCGCTCTCCATTGAGTTAGCGGAAACAGTCAGCTTTGCCGTTAAAGCCTCAAGCAATGTCAAAGCAGCTTTGCTCGCGTAGGTCGTACGCAAGTAACTCCGCTTAGTTGCTACTGTGTATGTGAACACTTGGGCGGACTATCAACAGACCCGCAAGTTTGTCAACCACTAGAATTTTCCGAGGTACTGGAAGTTAGGTCTCCCCACAACATAACCATTGCCAACTGCATGATTTCACAGTCATGCAAATGGTCCGGCCAACGAGTGTTTCGCTTGAACCACAAGTGTTTAATCCTGCCGGAGCGGTTAGCCGTTGGCTTGAGAAGATGGCTGTCTAGATGCTTCCAGTAGGTATCAGAATCGCTCGCAAAGGCTCCCTCAGCGTCAAGCGGAGCGGGGAGACTACAAACACTCCATTGATGCGTCTCGGTCCCCTTACGGAGCCGCTGGAGTACCTCACGCATATGCTCGGTATCGAAAACCAACAACGGTTGTACAGCGTCAGTCCGCATTGAGGTTGAGGTTGTGATTCCAAAGGGATGTATGGAGCCGGTCTTAGACGTAAATCTAGCTCCGGTCTCGCGTCCTTTCATCGGCAACCAGCCGATTAACATTGGCTTTCGCAAACCTCCCTCGGGCGGATACCGCAGACCGCATGGATAGTTTATCGGGCTTCCACTGCTCTGCGAGAACTCCGCACAAGCATCGTAGACCGCTTGCGTGTTGTAACCGGAATCAACGCCAACATCCATGTCGTGGACGTTGTATTGGAGTTGTATCCTGCGGAGTGCGGCAAAATCATCAGCGTGACCCGCTCCAACAAGTCTAGAGTTGCCTTTGCTCCACTCGCGGCAGACCCACCAGAGAAACGGAGCGGCAGCTTGTACGTCAGCGGTTAGATAGCGTCTAGCTTCAGGGATTCCCGCATCAGAAACAATCTCGACTCGGTCCTGTTGGGTCTCCTGATTTTCCCACGGTTCAGCCAACATCCCGTTAATAAAACCCTGCAACCCCATCATCGAGGATTTTGCTTCAAGGAACGCGACGGCAAGATTTCCCCAAGTACATTTGCGGTCTGGAGAGTACAAAGACGACAGATGATAAGACCTTACGCTCGGGAGACTGGCTTTATTCTCCGAGATCCACTTGCCATGCCGTAACCCTGCAACCTTCTGGCTGTCAGATATCTTTCCCTGACAGAGTTGGCAGACGTAATGGGCGGTGGTACGGATGCGCTGCCAGTCGGGTCGTCCATCCTCAAGCTTCTCGTTTTCCCAAGTGACTTGTCGCCACTCCAGTTTGATATGCTCGCGGCAGTATGGGCAAGGGATGTAATACCTCCGCTGGTCTCCTCGTAGATATCGCTGCCAGATTCTCCCCTCGGAGGTTGTTGGAGTGGAGGTAAAGAAGGCTTTAGAGCTACTAAACGCTTTGAGTCGCTGCTCGGCAAGATCAAGAGCGTCAGCTTCTTTAGCGGTCGCATCAGCGAACTTGTCCACCTCATCTGCGACCAAGATCCTGACCGGACGAGACGCTAGATTTGCTGGTGAGTTGGAGCCAACAAACGTCAGCGTACAGCGGTCGAATTGCTGCTCTAGATTAGTGATCTGGTCTTTGTCGGTTGGAAACCGCGCAATCATTGCCGGTGAGTCTTCCAACATTGGAAGCCATCGACTCTTAGAGAAAGACCGCGCTAAGTTCTCACTCGGCATAAGCCACAACGCAGGAGACGGCTCTACGTCAATGGACCAAGCGAGACCAGCCATTAGCGTCGTTGTCTTACTGGTCTGCGATCCCCAACACAGAGTAACCTCGGAGACCGCAGGATCTTTCCAAGATTCCAACGGTTCTCGGCAATATGGTCTGACCGCTGTACTAAAAGGTCCGGGATGCTCGGTCTGCCGCTGGCTTAGAGTCAGATTGCTCTCAGCCCACTCAACAACAGATTGCCGTGGAGTCGGTCGCCATAACTGTCGTCGGAACTCTAGGATCTCTAGCTCTAGGTCTGTCATTAGAATAGTTGGTTCATCTTATATTGCATAGCGGTCGCCATATTGATTAACGCCATGCGATCTTTTATTCCGTTAACCAGACGGTCCTCAACCTTATGGTTTGCCGCCCAAGACGCATTGCGGTTGAAGATCTCAACCATCATAACAATGTTGTCATCCAGCAGATGCAACACTCCAAAGAACGGGAGCTTTGTTCGTCTGGTGACTTCCAGAGCCGCTTGGATCTTAGACCAAGAGATCATCCATTCATTTCCGAATGTGGTCTGTAGCTTGTGCAATCCATAGCTACGAGTTTTGACCTCATAGATTCCGGTTATGATCCCTTTGAACGGATCGAAAATAAATCCATCAATGCGGGAAGGCTCTTGGTCTGATATCGACAGGAACTCTAAGCCGGTCTGACGCTCAATAGCTTTGATCGCGATTCTGTTTTGCCGCAGCGATTCAATACCGGCTGGCTTCTGGCAGTTTAAGATTTCCACGGGTCCGTTTGATGCAGAGTTTTGAGACATACTTCTTGGACCCATCGCTCCAACTCGCGCTCGGCGTGTTCAGGATCGTGCGGAGCAATGCGACCGGATAGCTGTTTGGGCATCGACTTAAGGAGTTGAGACACTGCTCCATCGTGTTCCTGCATTGCCTTCTTAACCCAAGCACCGGATACCAGCGTTCGCTCCTTCTCGGACTGAGCCAGTACGTCATCGCGGGAAGAGATAAGATTCTTCGCTGCGGTAGCGTGTACCGAGACCATTCTGCCAGCATCGAGGGACCGAGACTGCAAAGCTTCAACCGCTAGATCATAAGCGGCTCGCTCGATTTTCTTTTGCCGCTCATACGCTCCCTGCGGGGAGTCTTCTGTCGCAAGAGCAGCGTTGATAGCGGCAGATGCTTCGGGAGGTCTGTACGGTCCCCCTGCGACTTCTGGTGTAGGTTGCTGCTGTATCGCAGTCATTCGCTGAAGCGTTGATGGTCTACCGCCAATTCCTTTGCGCGATCCTCTCCAAGCGTCAGCTTCTTCTGGGGAGGTCAACGGCATCCCTGCTGCGGTAAGTTGCGAGACTCTTCCTTTAGTTAAGCCACTGTGTTTAACGTACTCGGTTTGAGTCATCGCAGTTGGATCGGCAAGTTCTCGGGCTTCATTTTGACAAGCTCCTCAAGACCTCGGGTAACGGTTTTGTAAACCGATTTCTTGGGATCGGGAGCGTAGAACATTGCAACTTGATCAATGGTGAATGATCCGCTTTTGATTCGGTCCAAATGCCACTTGAGCGTTGAGTGTCCAATGTTGAGGAGTAGGTAGTCTGTGGATAGTGACATATGGTTTGTACTACAATAGCAAGTTCGCTCGCGCCAGATGATCGGTCCCGCGCGATCACCTGCGTATTAGACATACTTGGGAGCCTCCTAACATTATTGCATTAGGTAGGCAAAGCGTTATACTTAGTAGCATAAAACAATCTGTTATACTGTAGCAAATCACTGTTTGGATTTGGTCTTGCTCTTAGCGTTAGTGATATGTTCTTGTACTGTAGCTTTACTAGGGATACTTACAATCGTATGACCTAATGATTTCATCTTACGTTGTAGTACAATGTTCTCGCCGTGATGAAGGATGGCACTTACTCTATTCATACCGCAGCCCATTAGCTTACCGATCTCACGGTATGTCATGCCTTTAACTCTGTTGTGATAGGCTCTCTCGCAGTCGTAGGTATCAATCCACTTAGCAGTCTCTTCTTCCTCGGTTATAGTCTCAAGCTTGTCGGGATACTTCATCCAGCCTTTAGCAATAGCATTAAGCACAAGTGATGGTGCTTGATTTAAAAGGGATAGTTTCCTCTGTGATTCAAGCAGATCATCCTTAGAGATCTCACCGTCTTGGACTTGACGGGTAAGGTATTTCTGTACGCCTCCCATATTACTGTTGGCTCTTTCCTTGTATTGCTTCGATCTGGTTGAGCAGATCAACGATGGAGTTATTGGATTGGATAAGCTCCATCTCCAGCTTACGAGCCAATGCAAATACAACTGTTAGTGTTAGTATCGGGTAGTGCTTCCTAAGCTTCTCGATTTCAGCGTCACAACGTGGAGTTGCTGACTTAGTATCTTCAAAGAACTCTGCTGGTGTTGTCATGGTGTTAAATGGTTTGTTGTATATCAAAAGGGAATGTCATCTTCAGGTCCAAGAGGATCGGTAGCGGATACCTTCTTGGTTGCTTGCTTGGGCTCACGGTTCTCGGTCTGTACATAGTTACCGAGGATTGGACCTTTGTGTCCATCTTGTCGGGCTTGCTTAGACACTGACTGAACAATCATCCCATCGTTACCGTACTGGTCACGGCCAGCCTTATTGGTAATGAGAGCAATGTCCAAATACGTTCCTGCCTTCCCTTTGAATAGATGGGTCTTGTCTACCTTAGTAACGTCAATCTTTCCGGTTATCATGGTGTTTATGTTGGACTTAGGTCCGCTGAGAGACTGACAGACTTGTTTAGGGCAGTCAACCTGTCGTTGGGTTTTTTAAACTTAGGTATCCATACCGCACTCAGAGAACCGACAGAAGCGTCCATCGTACCAGAGCTTTACGGCTCCACATTCACCGTCGCGCTGCTTGGCAATGGCGACCATAGCTTCTCCCTGCGGTTGGTTGCGATCTCGATTGAGGAGCATCACCAGATCCCCATCGCGCTCCACCTGTCCTGACTCCCCTATGTCCGAAAGACGAGGTGAGCGACCCTTATCTTTCTCGTTTTCCCTGTTGAGTTGCGCTAGAGCGACGATGGCGGTCTTAGTATCAACCGCAATGCTTTTGAGCTTACCGCTGACTTCGCCTATCTCGTAGGTTTTCTTCTCGGCTCCTTTGCTGCCGTGGATCTTCTGAATGTAGTCGATCAAAACTAACCGCACTCCCCACTTGCGGACTGCTCTGCGGATCACTGCTGTGATGGACGATATGTTGGTCACCGAGGAGCCAGAGGCAAAGTGTAATGGACTGGCTGCGATCTTAGCTGATGCGGTGCTCATAGCTTTAATACCTCCCTGATCCATCTCGCCGGTCTTAATATCTTGCATTGGAATAGACCCAACAGTTGAAACCATTCTTCTAATAATAGCTTCATCAGACATTTCTAGTGATATGAATAAGGTTGGGACTTGGTCTTCTATCGTTGCTGCTTTAGCGATAGCAATCGCCATAGCGGTCTTTCCAATGGATGGTCGTGCTGCTATAATAGCGAGTTCTCCAAGTTGCAATCCATCGGTCATTTGGTTGAGTCGAAAGAAGCCGGTATTGATCCCGCTCAACTGTCCTCGTCGGTTGAACCGCTCTTGCGTCGAGTCGATAAATCGGCTGACAACGGACTTGCTCGATTGAAGATCGTCTTTGGATGCCTCAACGCTGAGTCCCTGCTCGGCATTAGCGACGATTTGATCCACAGTCAGGGTCACCACAGCGGAATCGCGAATCAAGCGGTCTCCGGCAAAACGTAACTGGCGACGGTGATGGGCTTCTAGAACGCTCTTGGCGAACATCGGGTAACCGGATGGTGATGGGCAAAGTTCATCGCAGCGGTTCCAAGCTTCAAATGGTACTGGTGAACTTGTTATGGTTCGTTTCCATTCCTTCATTAACTCCGGCAATGTCACTCGCTTGTTTTGAGTGATGAGGCTTTTTATGGTTTCGTAAGTTAAAGCCAGTTGTTCGTTTTGAATTGCTGCTGTTGGAACTTCAGCGAATGCGTCAAAGCAAATGTCAGAGCCTCCAGCGATACACGCTCCAATAAGACCAAACTCATCGTCTTCAGCAAAAAAGGGATCGCTCATAAGTAGTCAGCAATGTTTTCTGAGAGAACGGTCTTCGGTTGACCGGATATTGATAAGTTTTGCTGCAAGTCTTTCTTCGGGAAGATTCCCTTCCATCCACTAGCGATTGAGTTCTCGACGACAGTCGGGAATTCAGCAGCGGTAAACTCTCGGGACCACTTGGTTAGTGCTGCTGTAAGTCCGGTCTTCTTGTAGCCTTCCCGCTTCTCGGCTTTGTACTGAAGCCAGAGCTTAACGGCTTGGAGACAGCTATCGGTTCGCAAGCTCTCCGGTAGCTCAACTCCGAAGGAAACCTCCCATGGCGACTTAGGAGCCGCTGTATCTTTCTTATTAGGAGTAGGAGAAGGAGAGCTATCACTTCGCCATGCATTCGCCATTGGGGTTGCCATTGGGGTTGCTATAGCGACCCCATTAGGGTTGCCATCACATTTGGGCTTATCCCATCGCTTTTGCGCTCCAGTCTTGCCGGATGCGGCTTGTTTTAGCTTGTAGTCCGCTTGTTCTTGTCGGATCTGCTCTAGTCGGACGTTCTTCAACGTATCGCCATCGCATAGCGTGAACTTAGCGAGAACATAGCGAATCGATGGCGACCCCATTAGTCCCGCTATGCGAGCGGACCTATCTTCGTCTGATGGGATTCCGCCTTTAGACCACTGATGGCAGAGCAGTCTGATGTATCCACCAACCTCTTCCGCGCTCATGTCCGCTGTTCCAGCTAAAAAATCGTCAGCGTAAAACTGAAACGCTGGAGCCTTACGGGTTTTCTTGTCTTCGTTCATGTAACAAATAGAAACCCCACTCAGCCCGTGGTGAGAACTCGCATACAAGCAATGCGACGTACACGGAAAGAGTGGGGAGAAATTGGTTGAACATGGCTTGTAGTTTGAATCATCGCTTGCTTCTCACGGCTTGCGCTGACTGCTTACTTCTAAGTCTGGATCGGCGGTTCGTCCAGCACAAACTTGTCAAAAAACTCAGCCTTCGGTCTGACAAAGTAATGCTCCCCTCGTTGATAAATCACGCAGAGCCTCTTGGTCTCACCGATCCTTAGTTGTGCTTCGGCAACAAACTCAACCTCAACGGTTGGCTTAGTCTTTGACAGGTATTTCATCTATTGGCTTGTAGTGTGGTGTTGGGTAGTTGCCGCGAGTTTTAGTATCAATGCGAAACTTTTTGGTTTCCATCAATCCGAGTTTCACTGACTTGTTCAGTACGAGTCCAGCAGCGTTAGGGGACAGCTTCCAAAGATCAGACCATTGGTTAGCTGTCAACCATCCCTCTGGGACGCTCTCTGCTTGATGTTGGATTGCTGCCCTCAGCCGCTTTAAAAGTTCGGCAGATGCCAGTTCTGTTCGTTCTGAGGCCATTGGTGCAGGTATAGTTGCGCTGAGTTGTCTGTGTATTCTCCAAATACGATCCCGTGAGACCAAGCTAACGTTGATCGTCGTTTTCCTGCGTAATCCATTGACGGAATATCCGCCAAAGTTCCGACACAAAAGCCAATTGGATTTGACTGGTTGCGACCAGTCGCTTGACCGGCTCGATGAGCATGAGCCACAACACAGTTACCAAATGTCTCGGCTGAATCACGAATGAAGTTTTCCCCATAGAGAACCCCATGTCCCCAACTAAAACCGCCCAACTTATAGAATGATCTTTCAAGACAGTCATGGGTCTCAATAAACGTATGGCAGTGTTTGTTAATAGGCTCAACCATTCGTTCCCATACAGCCTCCGCAAATCCTCTGACAACAGCGTTATGGTGATTGAGATACTTCCTAGCTCGCTCATCGTGATTTCCTAAAGTGAACACCGTTGGGCGTAACTCATTGAGGAACTTTACTTCCCTTTAAACATGCCAAAAT